TCTAACCAGCGGTTTTGGGAAAGCGACCATAGGACAGTTGAAAAGGACTTTAACCGGATTAAGTCGAGACATGAACGCTTTGCAGAGAAGCGGAGAAACTCCACGATTCGGGGTCGGGGATTTTGCAAAACAAATTGCAAGGGTGCGCCGAGCCATAACGATAAAACAGGGGTCTCGCTCAAGATAAAATGCGTTCATTAGCCCGCTCCGCGCCCACCGATGTCGCCGCGCTCGAATCTTTTCCGTTGACACCGCCCCCGCCCGTGTAGCACCTTCACGGCATGAAAATCAAGAAGCCAGACGAGACCCCAAAGTGCGGACGCGGAAGGCCACGCGGACGACCCACAATCCGCAGACCCGAAATAAAGACAATCCTTTTGTCGGCGTTCGGCTCTGGATTCACAACGAGCGAAGCTTGTGAGGCGGCTGGAATTGCAATCCGCGCGTTCATGGCGTGGAAGGTCGCTGATAAAACATTTGCCGCTGACTTAAAAAAAACCCGCCAACAAAGACGGCTATCACTCCTTAACAGAATTCGCATTGCGGCTAACGATCCGAAATACTGGACGGCGGCGGCGCGACTTCTTGAATTCGAGTTTCCCGAAACCTATGGAAGGCGAGAATCCTTTGACGCACAATCACAGTCCATCCTCCTTGCTGCAATCGCCCGACTCAATAACGGCGGAGCAACCGGAGCTGAATGCGTCGGCACTCAAAATGCCGAACGATCCGGCGATGCACCGGCGCGGTTTGATCGGAAGCCCGCTGTCGCTGCTTCAGGCGAAAATGACGAGAGCCATTGAGCGATTTCTTTACAACAACGATTCGCCTCTTGGCGTGATGACTATTCAATCCGCGCGACAGACGGCGAAGAATGAAGTGGCCGCCCTTGTCCAAGCCCGCGCCATGATCCTCCACTCAGAATCCGGCGGCGATTATGTCCGCGCCGCGCCGACGTGGAAACCCCAAATTGTTTTCTCGAAACAGCGCCTTGAAAAACATCTGCGCAACGATCCGCTGACAATGGGGCGCTGGCGCTGTCAGGAGGGCTTTCTCTATCGCTTCGGGAAAGCGAACTTATGGATGCTGAGCTCCGACAAGAACGCAAACGTCGTAGGCGCGACGGCTTCAATCGCAATGGATGTTGATGAGGCTCACCACACTGACCGCGACAAATTCGAGGAGGATTTCCAGCCGATGCGAGCGCGGACAAACGCGCCGTGTGTCATGTGGGGGGTATCGGCGGCGGGGCAAGATTTGCTCAGCTACTATGTCCGACACAATAACGAAATTGAACACCCTGAGTTAAACCTGAGATTTCCCGCCGCGCTGTGGTGTGCGGAGAATCCGGCATACGCCGCGCACTACGCTGAGCGAGTTGCGGCTCTTGGCGTCGAGCATCCAGTGATTCAAACCCAATATGACTTGATTGAAGTCGAAGCCCTTGACGCTTTTCTCTCTCCGAAGCAGCGCGAGATCATTCTTTCTGGCACTCACGAACGACAGGTTGCATCGAGACCGGGGCGGCAATACGTCGCGCTGATTGACGTGGGCGGCGATGATGACCTTGAGCGGGCCGACGAGCAAGTGCGGCTCGATAATCCCTCGCAGGACTCCACGGCGGTAATCATTCTTGATCTTGATTGGTCTTACGCGGCGAAAAATCACGGATGGCCGGAAGCGCGAATTGTGGATTTACATTGGTGGACGGGCATGAATCTTACCGAACAAGAGGAAACGATTTGCAAGATGATGGTTCGCTGGTGGCCGACGAGCATTGTCGTTGACGGGCGGGGGCTTGGGCTGCAACTCGCCCGCGCAATAAAACACGTCTGCCCGCAGACGGAGATCTATGAGGCCACTGCCCCGAGCGTGACGCATGACCTTTGGGACTGTCTAGCTCGCGTGAATAATGGGGCCGTGAAATTCTATCGGCCTGATGAAGCGCGTCCACAGGATCGGGAATTTATAGCCCAACTCCGCCACACGAAGCGCGAAGTTCGCTCGCATGAAAATTACGCGCTCAAAAAGCCATCGGCTAAATTACATATTGACATGGTAAAGGCCCTGAGTTACTTGGGTCGGGCATGTAAGTCGCCGATGACCTACCAGAGATTTGCGAGGTAAGATTAGTGCCACCCGTCCCTGATACAATCGTCAATCAAGTTCATTGGTGGTTCAAGAAGCGGGAGTCTGCGCGACTTGTCGCGGATGATTTATTTCTGGGTGGCAAATTCGTGACGGGCAACGACGAGTATTTATGGAAGCATCAGGCGGAAGATTCTGCGGCCTATGCACTACGAAAGAAAATGGCGAACTATGAGAATCGGTTCGCCCGTATTTTGCAGGTCAAGACGGACACTATTTTCCGGGCGAAGATTGTCAGAGCCGCGAAAACCGACAGCGACGATGAGCAATTTCTTAAAGACGTTGATGGGCGCGGGACGCCGATTGACGACTACATGAAATGCTGGTATCAGTGGGCCGAAGTTGAAGATGTGGCCTATACCCTCATTGACCGCCCCACTGCGCCGATTCCCGTTTCTCCAAACGAAGCAGAAGCGATCCAGACCGCCGCGCAAGCCCGCACCGCGAATCTTTTCCCGCGCTTCGTTTTTATTCGCGCACTCGATCTGATGGATTGGGCGACCGATGCGCTCGGCAATATCGTGGCGATAAAATTCCGACAGATGGTTGCAGACGAGTCGCCGATTGACCAACCTCGCACGAGCGAAAAAACAAAGCATGAGTATTTCATCTGGACAGTTGATGGCTGGTGGCGTTTTGACTCGGAAGGGAAACAAGTCGCCTCACGCCCGCTAAACCTCCGCGCCGTTCCTCTTGTCGCTCTTTACTCGAAACAACTTGGGGCCATGATTTCGGTTTCGCGCAATGATGACGCTGTGGGGTTGGCGCGCAAACTTTATAATCTCGAATCGCAGAATGATTCCGAGATACACTTCAACGGATTTTCCACGGTAGTCCTGCCATCACGAGTTCGCCCTTCTGATAACGCGGAGTCTGCTGAATCTGAGTTTATCCGTGGAATCGGCCATTATTGCGGGGTTGACCCCGATTCAAAAAATCAACCGTTCCTACTTGAAACAACTGGGAAGCCGTATGAGATAATGAGCGACCGCGCGGACAAATTCATTGACAAGATGTGTGACGCGATGGCCGTGCGGCGCGTTAATGTTCAGTCGGCGGCGGGGGAGGGCGCCTCGGGCGAAGCAAAAAAATGGGACTTCATGGCAACGAACGACGACACAGTTGGCAACGCCAAGCGGTGCGAGGCGGCGGAGAATCGGGCGCATTACTTCCGGGCTTTGTGGGATGCCGACGGCAACGCCGCCACCGCAGAAGAGGCCGCGTTCAAGGCGGAGTATCCGACTGACTTCAACCTCAAGACGGGCGACGAAATGCTGGCTGAGATTGAGCGGGAAACTTTGGCGATCACGGCATCGCCGACATTCCTTCTGGCACATCAACGTATCTACATAAATTCGCATCCTGATAAAAAGTTCTTTACACCGGAAGAAAATGAGTCTATTGACCTTGAACTTGAAGCGCGAGAGCTGGCAGCGGATGTTTCGCCGCCCGTGCCAGGACCCGCGCCAGTAGAAGAAACACCGAATAAGGTGGCGGCGTAAAATCTCAACGCGGAGAAATCTAGACACATGACCGACGAAGAGAAGGCGGCAGCTGCAACCGCCGAAAGCGAAGCAGCCAGAGCGAAAGAGGCCAGCGCAAAAAAAGAGGCCGCGAGCCAAGCCGGGGGCGACAAATCCGGTGGAGAATCCCAAACGAGCGTTGCACATCGGCTCGGAAGGACTGAGGAGAGAAGGGAACTCGCGGTCGAGCATGGCCTGACTTTGCCGGATGGTTACGACGACTGGACAAAGAAAGCCTTCAAAGAAGCGATGAGATTAAGGCTCGCCGCAGGAAACGGAAAGGGCAAGGGATCGGAAGAAATTACCGATCCGAAAGTTGCGAAGCTGCTTGAGGAAAATGCGGCCCTGCTCGCAGAAAAAGAGTCGGCCCGCGCCTATAAGAAAAACTCTGAGATCGACAAGGCAATTAACGCTGTCATCATCAAGACTAACGCGCAACCTTACGCGATTCACGTTTATAAGGTGGCGCGGAAAATCGAAATCTCAGACGACCTCAAGACAATCAAGGTTCGCAATCTCGACGGCTCTCCCATTTTCGTGGCTCACGGGGTCAAAGAAAAAACACTTGAGGAGGATTTTGCCGACTTCATTTCTCAACCCGAATACGAGGGGCTGAAGCAGGCGGCGAAAAATATCTCAGGCGGCTCTGGGGCGCACGGTTCCACTCAGGTTTCTCTCGGTCAGACTTCCGGTCTGGTTTACAAGAGCTCGTAAACCAATTCACGGAAGGCCACAATCATGGCTACTCTTTCCCAGACGGATTTGGGATTGCTCGAATATGCGAAGCGGTCGGGCGATCCAAGTGTCATTCGCATCGCAGAAGTAATCCAGAAAACAAATCAACTTCAAGACGCTGTGTATCTGCCCGCCAACGGCCCGTTTACAAATAAGGCGTTGCAGCGGGCCTCCTATCCATCGGCGAATGTTCGCATTATCAACGATGGAACCGGGCGCGGCGTTTCTTCGACAACGCCGATTGTCGAGGACACTATGATTCTCGATCAGTGGTCGCAGGTTGACCGCGAACTCGCCGACCGCGCCCCCGAAGGCGTCAACGCTTTCAGGCAACGCGAGGATACGGCATTCATCATCGGCATGGGGGAATCGCTCGTAGATTATTTCATCTACGGCAACAATGTCACAACCCCCGGCGCAATCAAAGGTCTCGCCAACCGATTCAACCTTACATCCTTGGACAACGTGATCGGCACGGGTGGAACCGGCTCGGACACGACCTCAATCTGGGTAGTTCAGTGGGGACCGGGCGCGGTGTATTTCCACTTTCCACCGGGAAGTCCTGCGGGCCTGCAATTCGAGGACAAGGGATTGGTGACGGTGGAGGGAATCACGGCAAGCACGAGGATGGACGCCTATGTTTCGCATTTCATTCAGCGTGTGGGTCTCACTGTCGAGGATACCCGGTGCGTTCAACGCATTGCGAACATCGAGACGGCGGGCAGTTCAAACATCTTCGACGAAGACGATCTAATCGCTGCTGTTGAAAATTTGCCGGGCGGCGGATCGGGCGCGGCAATTTACTGCAACCGAACGATCAAGGTGCAGATGAACATCGCGCTCAAGGATAAGACCAACGTGAACTTCGGCGTGGATAACGGCTTGGGCGTCCCGGTGCTTCAATTCATGGGCATTCCCGTTCGCAAGCTCGACACCATTGTCAACACGGAGTCGGCGATCACCTAAGACGCGCCGCCAAGATTCGCGGTGTGGCAAAAATCGCAGAAAGGAAAAAAGCATCATGGCAATTCGAGACGAACAACTCCTGCTTTCAAGTGCGCAGGTCGTTACGACAACCGCCGATTCAACCAATACCATTGACACCGAGCTCACAACTCTTGTGCCGGGCGAAAGCTGGCTCAATGTGCGTGTGGCCGTGGCAATGGCGGGGGGCACGTCCATTCAGGTTTTGCTACAGGATTCGGCGAACAACTCTTCATTCGCTACGATCCTCAGCGGGCCGGTCGTGTTGACCGCCACGGGCATTGTGGGTTACTGGCTCCTGAGCGTTCAGCTTCCGCGCACAACTCGCCGGTATCTCAAGCTGAATTACACCATTGTCGGCACGATGGACACCGGCGCGGCTGTCAGCGCGTGGATCGGGGTTCACCCTGAAGTCCTCGCGGCGAACGTGTTGACCTAAGCATCGGGCGGTTGTGAGAGTCGCCGCCCGAAATTTCTTCTACGGAGAAAAAGAATCATGGCGCGTTACCAGTGCGTGAAACGGTGTTTTCATGTGGGGCGGATTTGGAATATCGCCGTGCCAGGAATCAAAGGCGTCGGCTCAAAACCAGCGGACGTGCTCGACACGCAGTTTGATGGACAGCCGCCCAAGGACAAGAAGGGGGCCGTACGCCACTTCGAGTTGATTACGGAACAGGTAGCGCCCGAAGCTGAAAAGAAGTAACAGAAGCGAAAATCTCTGGACAAGGAAAACTTACCATGAACAAGGGACTCAAAGTTCTTATTACGGCGATTTCATGCGTCGCCATTGCAACAATGCTTTTTGCAGCGACCCCGACTTTGAAGACTGTCGGGAATGAGTTACAAGTTGTAGTCGGGCCAAATGATGCGGATATCGTGATGAAATTCGACGACTCAAAGAATGTTACGATTCCATCGGGCGCGACTTTCAGCAATTCAAGCGGCGGCTCCTTTGCGACTCCCACTGGAAGCGTAAATGGAGTGGCGACGGCGGGAACGGCGACTACGGCGACACGCTCGGACGGCGCGCCGAAGCTGGCGAATCCTCTCACTCCCACAGCTGCAAGCGGGCAAAACGCGATGCAGGCCGTGACCGGGCAGGTTCAAGCGTCTTTGGATATTGCCACGAGCACAACGCTGCGCGGGACAGCTCTTCAAATTGACTCGCAAAAGTGGACGGCTATTGTCTCGACTCGCGGCTCCTTCGATAGCGGCACAAGCTCGGACACCACAACTGCGGCTGCTTGCACGGCGAACTCTGAAGTTTTTATCACGCCTCTGAGCACAACTACGGCTCCAGCGGGCTTGTGGACGGTTAATCCCGGCGCAGGTTCGTTCACCGTTTATTCATGGAGCGACGATAACGCGACCTCTGCGGTAACGCAGGCGGCAGCCATCGCCTTTATGTACGTGATATTCGAGTAGTGAGGTTTTCCCGTGGCTGAATTGTCCGAAGCGGTGGCAAAGGTCGGGGATGAGCTCGAACAGCAGCGCCTTCCGGTCTGGACGGCGCGACTCAAGACTCCCGCCGAGACTCTGAGGACGCGGCTGGAATCCGCAATGGAACGGCTGACTACGACTCGCCCCTTTCGCGCTATGATTCAGCCGCGCCCAATGACCCCGATGGCTCAGACTCGACTCGCCTTGATCGCCAAACGCGACAAAGAATTTGCGGAGGCCGTTGACGTAGCGGTAGAAAAGTTTCAGGCCCAAGTCACAGAGGCGATCCAGAAATCAGTTCACGAATGTTTTGAGTGGGCCTTCCTTGCGTTCGGCGCGGCGGTAAAGAAATCAGTTGAACAGTCTGGGATCGAAGTTGCGGTCAACCTATTGGACGCCGAGAAAAAAATAGTCGAGCAACTGAGGGCCGACAATGGACTCACTGCAGAGGACAACGTGTTTATTACGCTAGAGGGGACAGAGATACGACTTATCGGCATAGTCCTCAGCGCGGTCGCAAAGAAGCCGACTCTGGACATGACGCGGGCAGAAATCCGCTTCGGCTTTGATTCTTTGGTCAACGGGCTTCATGGGCGGCTCGAAGGAATTTTGCAGGGGTTTGTCGTGGCCGCTTATCACCAAGCATCGCGTGAAATTTTCGCACATGGGAAACTGGCGCGTGTCGCTTGAAATTAAAATAAGCGTGAAGTTTTTTGATACTGATGAAGAAACAAACCGAATGATAGATCGGCTGATTGCACTCCGAGAGGGCAAACCAACCGGGGCGGTCGGAAAAGGTGAGGGGGAGTTTATCCGAAAGCAGGGCGTCTCCGCAACAGGGCCGTGCGCGGAATGCGCCCAGTATTTTGAAATGCAGCATGACGGGAGTGGCACAATAGTCCCCATGCCCTTATTGCATCCTCAGTGTGTCTGCCAAGACATTCCCGTCGCCATGCTTGCGATTGCGGGCGAAGATTTCAGACCGGCGCAACGATTTGAGTATCTGGAGACAAAGGCATCAAAGGCGGAGCTGCTAAAAATCGCGGGGCCGACGCGGGCGGGATTAATCGAAGCGGGGAAACTGGGCGTTAAAGACCTTTACGCGAAGCAGACAGGAAAGCCGAAGAGACTTAGAAATCTCAGGCTTCGTGGGCGAAAGGTAAGCAGGGAGAGGAGACGAGAGTTATTTAATAAGGCACGGCGTG